TCGCCTTAGCTAATTTACTAAAAAGTCCCATTAAGAAATTCCTTTAAACTTAGTACCTCTAAGAGCAGCACCGCCTCCTCTTGACTTGCCACCGCCATAACCTTGTGGTTGTGGAGCAGAGCCATTAGGAATCTTTTTAGGATCAGAGTAATTAACTGTCCCTTGATCTTTAATCGTTACGCTTGATTTTACTTTCATATTACTTTCCTTTTTTGGTTGACTTCTTTTTTGCTTTGCTTAAAGCAATAGCAATAGCAGTCTTTTGTTTCTTACCGCTTTTTACCAACTCTCCTATGTTAGCAGATATAGTCTTTCTACTGCTACCTTTTTTTAGTGGCATTTTATTTCTTGTTCTTAGTTCCTGCTGGTCTGCCTCTTTTTTTAACTACGGTCTTAGCTTTAGGCTTAGACTTAGTTTTAGCTTTTGGCTTTTCTTTTTTAACTTTGACTGCGGTTTCTTTAAGGAGTTTCTCAGCATCTTTGTCTGCTTTCTTGGCGATTGCTTCGATGTCGATTTTTCTATCTGCATCTTCATTGATGATCGTCCCATTGCCATTGTTAATCTCCTCTTCTTTTTTAAGCTGTGCTTTATTAACAGCCTGCATTTTTTGTCTAACTGAACTCATAATTATCCTCTCATTATATCCATTGCTTTAAATTGTGCGGCTTGATCCATACGCTCTCTAGCTATGTCATCCTTCATTGTAGCTATTTCTCTTTGAATTGCCAAACGCTGTTCTGCAAGGTTGGTATTTTCCATAGATTTCATAGCATCAAACTCTTGTCTTTGTGCAAATTCTTCACGTTTTCTTTGTACGTCATCAGCCTTAATGTCTAATTCCTTACCTCTTAGTTCTACTAAAGGATCAGGTTGTGGTTGTGGTGGCATAAACATAGCATTGATTTGTTCTGTCAACTGAGCAACCACTGCTGCTATATCTTTAGCAACCTTGTCTTGTATCTGTTGCATGTATTGAGCAGATGCTTCGGGCGGTAACTGTTGTATCTGTTGCATCATTTGCTGGAACTCTGGATTCTGTGCATTCTGTTCATCCACTATTTCAGATGCTCTAAAAGATACGTGCTGATAAATATGTGACTGAATTAAAGATAACACCATAGGATTAGCTTGAGCTGTCATAGTTCCATATAACGACATGTGAGAGTTAATATGTGCATCGTGATCTTGTCCTGCAAAAGCTTGAGCAGGCATACCTGATATCAAAGCTGCATTCTCATTAGCAGGATCCATAGGCATAGGTTGTGGAGGTGGTGGTAATAGCTGTTCAATATTCTGAACACCCATAGCACCATACATTCTTCTGTATGCTTCATGTAATCCAGCAGGGCCATGTATTTCAGGATTACTTTGCACTGTTCTCAGTATTTCTTGAGCCATCATAACTCTTTGACTCATGGAGAAAGTATTAGGATCTGATACAGGTAATACGTCTACTCTTTCATCAAAGTCTTGAGCTTTAATAGTTTGGTTGCCGTTAGCTGTAAAGTAAGGATAGTCTGGTGGTAAGTATTCACTAAAGACAGAGGCTAGTATTTCAAACTCAATCCTTTGAGACGAATGTAATCTTTTGTGGATCGCACTCATTACACGAGTGCCACGTTCTAATAAAGCAATCGTTGTTCCAACAGGAGCATTCTGATTACCATCGCCAACTTGTGTATCAGCTATAGAAGCGAAACGCCTTCCACTGTCGACCAAGATACCCAGGAGAGAGAGTAGGGTTTGGCTTGGTTCCTTAAAAGGTAACGGTACAAAGGCATCTCGCAAACTTCCGCCAGGGGCATCCATGTCTCTGAACTCGCCAGGTTGTAGTGGCTGATCATCATTACGAATACGAATGCCTCGTGCTTTAAATCCAGCAGGTAAGTTCGATAGAGTACCTGAATCAATTAGCTGTCTTAGTATCGAAGTCGATGCTTTAGACAAGCCACCTATCATGTGAGTCAAACCAAAGCCGTAGAATCCTAGCCCTGGTAAGAATTTATAGTGAACAAAGTAGTTAATACGTCTCTTTAATTGATCTGTTTCTTTGTAGTTTCTACGTATAGATAACACCTTATCATTGGCTATAGTAATGATATAAGGTAGTTTTATGCCTGTTGGCTCTCCTTCAGAGTCAAGTTCTTCGTAGCCTTCTAAATCTAATTCAGTATGAACTTCATGAACTCTGCACGTATCATTGTCATCGTAACTAGGGCTAACGCCTTGAAGCTCATCTATTTCTTCTTGAACCTCATCAATATCTTCAGCTATCATGCTACCTGTAGATATATCTACGTCACGATAAAAGCCCACTTGTTGTAATTTCTTAATATCATTCATTGACATATCAATGACATGAGTAATTCTTGTAGCACTATGTAAGTCAGTGGCAGCGTAAGGTACGATTAAGTCCTCACTAGGTATAAACTTTGATACAGCTCTGCCTAGATTCTGATCGTAGTAAACTTTTCTAAACGCAGATCCCGACAAAGGTAGATAAAATAACATCTGATCTGTTTCAGAGTCATACTCTTTCATAACCTGCATAAGCTGGTAGTTCATAAACTCTTGAACTCTCGAAGCTTGTTGCTCTGTTTCAGCATTAGCCATACCAATAACTTGAGTCTTAACAGGCCCTTGAGATGGTAGTAATTCGTTATAAGCCTGTGCTTGGAACTGAGTAACGGATTCTGCTAAAAGCGGGTGCATAACTCCAGAGGCACCCTCAAATGGCTGGGATCTTTCCTCGTACTTCATACCTAAGTATTCAAGTCCTTCTTTGTAAGTCTTCTCCCAGTCAGATCTGGATTCTTTATCAGAATCAATGTTGCCCATTAAATCATTAACAAGGCTGTTAAGATCAGAAGAATCTAATTCTTCAGCCAAGTTAGCATAAAAATCTGTATCTTCTATGGGTGGTGTGGGAGCACCAAACATAATAGAGCCATCTTCCATTTCTTCAAAGCCTTCAAAGTCAGGATTCTCCTCTTCGATGTCAACTTCAACTTCCATTTCCTTTGAACGATCACGAACTTCTAGTTCTACTTGATCCTCAAAAGTAATAGCCTTATCTATGTCTGCCATACTATTTGCCTTTTGTTAGCTTCATATACTCTTTTTTCATTTCAAGTATTTCTTTAGATTCTTTGTTGTAAGCTGTATTACTTAGGTATTGAGAATCTTGTTGAAGTCTGTTTTGTTTATCGTATATCCTAGTCTTTAATTTATTAGCGGCCTCTTTAATTCCTTTTGCTTTACCCATTATTTAATCCTTTACCAAATCCTCTTAAAGCCTTGCCAACACCTTTTGGTGTATTCCTTCTTATTCTTGCACCCTTACCTTCATAAGCTGTTGCTGCTCCAGCACCTGCCGCTGCAATACCTGCACCTTTGGCTACCTTCTTAGCTAATTTTACTTTAGGTGGTAATGAGTCATTATTAAGCTTTTTTATTTTTTGTTTTACTTTAAGTTTGTTTGCAGCTTTTTTTCTTACATCTGGGTATGTAAATGGATCAACAGACTTTGCTTTAAGTTTTAGATTATCCATCTTCTCGCTTATCTTATCTAAACCTTTTTTAAGTCCTTTTGCTTTACCCATCATGTCTCCTAATAATATATTCGTTGTCTAGGTATGGGCTCATCGTCTTCCTCGTCTGAGTCCAATCTTATAAAATTACCTTGACGAAATCTTAGTATAGCCTGTGTTGTTGAATCTACAAAATCGTCATTCTCTCCAAATGGGAAAGCCGCACATTCTTCTATCACTTCTTCTGCGAAGATCGTATCTGGAGCCCAAACCATACCTGCTTCAAACACTGGCGAAGCTGAATGTACACGAGTAACTTTGTCTCTTCCTTTAGTCGGGCGATAGTTCACAACTGGGATCCCCATCATCCTCAACTCATGCGTCAAAGGTGTACCACTTGCTTGAGATTCTACCAACACTATGTCAGGTTGCCAAGACATAAATTCATCGTAGGCTGTTGACTTTAATTCTGGAAAGTCCCAGCGTCCTTTTCTAGCATCGAGCAAGATAATAGATTCAGGAGCACCATCGCTAGGACGGAACACGCCCCATGTGGTAATCGCAGAATAGTCAGCTGTCTCCTTAGAACTAAAAGCGGTATCGTAGGACTGTAATATGTAAGTAGTATTGGGCGGTTCATCGTGTTCCCATTTCTGCCACCAGTCTCGATTA